AACATACGGAGGTAACAAATGAAAAAACAAATTGAAAAACTAATTGAATTAGCAAATGATTATCACACATTTGCAATGGAAGTTAATTTACCAATGACACACAACCACATTCGTGGAGGTAATCAATCAGATCCAGATTGGGGTAAAGAAGGCAAACTGATTAATGTATACTTAGCCAATGAAGGGGAAACATGGCAAGTTGAGTTTGATAAAGTTAAAATTATTAATTATCTCAAGGATATTCAAATTCCTTTTGACTCAACTGAAGAGTCGTTAGAAGAAAAATATAGCGATGCCTACGACTATTTACACAATTATCTTTTAGTGGATGTTGCTAAAATAAAACTTGGGGTAATGAAAGAAAAGCATAAAGAAATAAAAGAACTAGAAAGAAAGTTAAAAAAATTAAAAGATTTAGTTTAACATGCGGAGGTAACAAATGAAACTATACACAGAAGAAGAAATTATAAGGGTTTTAAAAATAGCATTTGCAGATGAAATTACCGCACACTCATTTGTAAAACATTTAACCCCTATCGAACTACCAAGTGATGAGGAAATAGATAAAGAAAGTGAATGGTTAGATAATCCTTTAGAAAGATTAAACTTTAAAGCAGGGATTAAATGGATGCGTGATAAAATAAAAATACAAGGGAGGTAACAAATGACAGTTATACAACAAATGATGAACGAATTAAATAATACACATCCTCATTTATTTAATATTCATACAACCGCTGGTCGTAAATTTATGGACACGTGCCATAAGTATTTAGAGATAGAGAAAAAACAACAAGAGATCATTCAAAATATTAACAACGAAAAAATACTCAATGAAAAATCAAATCAATACAAGTTTGTTTTTGAAAAATAAAAATAATTAACTATCTTTGATTCGTTAAGTGAGATGTCAGATATCTCGATACTTTAACCACTTTTACCCCGTTGAATTTGTTGCAATCTGACTGCTACATTTTTGATGGGGTTTTTTTATGCAAAATGCAAACCAAAGAAAATCAAAAAGAAATGTATTCATTTACGGAAGTATATGATGCTTATGACCAAAAGAAAACTTATGTAACTTTTAAACGTCAACCTGAAATTGACGATGTAATAGTTGAACAATTTGAAACTTTTATTGATAATATCGAATATTGTCAATACACTGGTTTATTATTAAAAAAAGTAGAAGAAACTGATTTAATATTTAAATATGAAATTATTGATAATAGAGAAATAAACAGAATGCGACAAATTATGTTTATGCAAATTTGCAATAAGGAACAAAGTTGCTATATTACAAATGAAAAAAAATGGATAGAATATACTTGGAATCAATTATTAGGTTATTCTTTTATGGCCCCTTGGCATGTTGAAATTGAAGTAGAACAAAATGAACCTGATTTAATTAAAAATAATAGAACTCAACCGAAACATTATTTATATGTAATTTTAGATACAATGACTAATATGCATAAAATTGGTATTACAGGAAATTTAAAAAAACGTTATAAAACTTTAATGAGTGATAGGTTTTCTTTAGTTGTTGAATGGGCTTGTGTATTAACAAATAAAAAATATGCTGAAATTTTAGAAAAAAAAGCACATGAAAAATTTAGTGATTATAGAAACAAAGGTGAATGGTTTAATTTATCACATACAAATATAATTGATATACAAATGGAAATAGAAACAATTGCATCAAATCTTGGTTATGAAATATATGATGAAAATATAGAATGGAGTTACGATAACCGTTATAACAACGATAATGGCAAAGGATAAAAAATCATTTATACTTTACACAGACCAAAGTGGAGTATTTAACCAATTACCTGATGAAATTGCGGGTAAATTAATTAAGCATATTTTTGCTTATGTGAACGATGAAAATCCAATTAGTGAGGATTTGATAATTAACATTGCCTTTGAACCAATAAAACAATCTTTAAAACGAGATTTGAAACGTTATATAGATTACGTTGAGAAACAATCAGTTAATGGTTCAAAAGGTGGCAGACCTAAGAAAGCCATTAAAACCCAAATAACCCAACACTTTTTTGATAAACCCAAAAAAGCTGATAGTGTAAGTGATAGTGTTAATGATAGTGTTAATGATAATGTAAATAAAAATAAAAGATTTATTAAACCCACAATTGAAGATATTAAAAAAGAATTTCCAAACTTTAACGCTGAACACTTTTACAACTACTACGAAAGCAATGGGTGGATGGTTGGAAAAAACAAAATGAAAGATTGGAAAGCAAAAGTAAAAAATTGGATTGCCAAAGATTACAATCAACAAACACAAGTTATAACAAACAAACCTAAATTTGGAACATTAGAAGATGAATAGAGAACATTACATAATAGGCACATTTATCTCAGATAAACAAAGTCACGTTTTACTCCCAAAAATCAATTCAAATTGGTTTGATGGGTGGAATAAAGAAATTATCGAATTTATGCAAATTTGTTATTTAAACAATCAACCCATTGACTTACTGAATTTATCACGTAAATTTAAAGGGAAAGCATTTGAACTGTCTCAGTTTACTAATTCTTACGCACATAGTACTAATTTAAAGCATTATCTATTTGAATTAGATATAATCTACAAAAAAAATAAATTAGTGCAACAAATCTCAAATTTAGACGTTCGCAAAGAATTAGATTTGATATTAAAAGATTTGAGTTTAATAACTACCGAAGCACAGATAACATTAGAAAAAGAACCATTGCCAATGTCAAAAGTAACTGGGAAGGTAATTGATGACCTTGAACAACAAATGAAACGTGGTAATAAGTTGATGGGACTTACTACAGGATGGCAAATGTTAGACAAATATATTGGCGGTTGGAATAAAGGCAATTTAGTAATTATTGCAGGTCGCCCGGGAAGTGGAAAAACTGCAATTGCATTGTCGTTAACTATTGGAGCTTCACAAGTGGCAAAGGTTTTATTTATGTCGCTTGAAATGAGTAGCGAAGAACTTGCAAAGCGTTATATTAGTTATTTTGCAAATATTGAAAACTATAAAATTCGCAGTGGCAATTTAAAGTTAAATGAGCACGAACACATTGCAAATAGCTTGTATCAACTTACAACTGATTTCTATGTTGATGACGATGCAAAGAGTAGCATAAACGACATAAGGGCAAAAGCACAACTACACAAAGCTAAACACGGGTTAAACATTTTGATTATAGATTATTTGCAACTAGTAAAAGGTACGAAACAAAATCGTGAACAAGAGATTGCAGAAATTTCACGCAACTTAAAAATTATTGCGAAAGAATTAGGGATAACAGTTATTTGTTTGGCTCAGTTAAATAGAAATTCAGAGCAACGCGCAGACAAAAGACCGATGCTTTCCGACTTACGTGAAAGTGGCTCAATTGAACAAGATGCCGATGTTGTAATGTTTCCGTTTAGACCACAATACTACGAACAAGAACAAATGGATATTGAGAGTGATGCAGAATTAATTATCTCAAAAAACAGACACGGCAGTACAGTTACAATACCAGTTACATTTGAAGGCAAGTACACAAAATATACTGAAAGAATATGAGAGTTTTAGTTGCTTGTGAGTATTCCGGTGCAGTACGTGATCAATTTATACGATTAGGTCACGATGCTATGAGTTGTGATTTATTACCTACTGATGTACCTGGTCCACATTATGAAGGTGATGTGTTTGATATTATTAAGGATGGTTGGGATATGATGATTGCCTTTCCACCTTGTACACATTTAGCATTATCCGGAGCAATGCACTTTGAAAAGAAACGTGCAGATGGTAGACAACAAGAAGGTTTAGATTTTGTCAAAAAATTAATGTTAGCACCCATTGATAAAATTGCAATAGAAAACCCTATGGGAATTATTAGTTCGCATATAAGACCTTATGACCAAATTATACAACCATATGAGTTTGGTGATTCATTTCAAAAGTCAACTTGCTTATGGCTGAAAAATTTGCCATTGTTAGTTCCAACAGATATAGTAGCAAAAGGAGAATTTTTTGAATGGACTGATAAAAAGACCGGTAAAAAGAAACGTCAACCTTTATGGTTTTATGAAGCGTTAAGTAAAGGAAAAGACAGATGGAAAATAAGAAGTCAAACATTTCCTGGTATTGCAAAGGCAATGGCAGAACAATGGAGTAAACCCGGAATTATACAATCAAAACTATTTTAAAATTATGAACACCGAAGAAACAGATTACTTTGAAAGATACTTAACGTATCGTAAAAAGCACACGAACCTTTTAAAAAAACATACAACAACTATTGCAAAGTATGAACAAGAAATAACTCGTTTAAAACATTTACTCACAAAACCAATAGAAAAAGAAAAATTAGATTTGAATTTGGTAACTATTCTGGAAGCGGTGTGTAGTTCAACTGATGTTATCCCTCATGATATTTTAGCGCAAAACAGAAAACGACCTATAAGCACGGCACGGCAATTATTCTGTTTTATGGCAAATGTGCATTATAATTTTACTTTGACTAGTATTGCAAAGTTTTTAAATAAAGACCATAGCACGGTAATTCATTCTATAAATACTTATCAGAACTTTTTATATTGCAACTATAAAATTGAATCAAACTATTATGCACAATGTAAAAACATCTTATCAATTAGTACTGAATAAAGGGAAAGAAAGTGTAACCTGGTGTTTACATACACTTGAAGAAGTAGAATATTATCGTAAAAAATACGAAAAAAAAGGATGGATATTTTTTAATTTGAAAAAGATTTTATAATTTTGACACATCAAAGATAAGATTTTAATAGAAGTTGCAACAAGTGACTGGTTAAAAAAAGCAGCCAAAAATATTTGCCCATTACACCACGAAGATTTGCAGCAACATATTCTTTTAATTTTATGCGAGATGCCTGATTATAAACTTATAGATTTAAACAAAAACGGATATTTAAAATACTTTTGCGTGAAAGTTATGTTCAATCAAACTAAAAGCCCAAGACAATCATTTAACAAGTTATTTGCGACCATTGGGCAATATGATGTACATAGTTTAAATTTAGTAGAAGTAGATACTTTAGAAGACAAAATAACAAAAGAGAATCAGTTAACCACGATTGAAAATGTAGTAAGCAAAAACCAATGGTACGAAAGAGAAATCTTTACTCAATGGGCTAATGGTAATTCAGCACGAAGCATCCATAGGCAAACGAAAATCTCATTACGTGAAGTGTTAAGGGTAATCAAAGAAATCAAAGAACAAATAAACAATGAATATAATAATTGAAATTGTAGGCATATCATCACTTGGATTTATATTTTCAAGTGTAGTGACACCAAACTTACCAAAGTTGCTTAAACGCAAACCATTCACGTGTGAGAGTTGTTTAAGTTGGTGGTTAGGCATTGCATACTTTTACTCACAATACAATTTATACGCAATTATACCAGCAGCTATTTGCTATGTAGTTGCATCTTTAATATGGAAATTATGACAAACGAACAAATAGATTACATCTTATCAGTAGAGCATCATCTACACACATTTAGAAAAACGCAAGTGTTTAGATTAACACCCGAAGAAAGTTTAAAAGTAAAAAGCATTTACCACGAAGTAATGGGCAGCCCAATGCCCGGTTGTAGTAGTTGTTTTATTGAACACTTCACATCTATAATCATTCGTGCAAAAGCAATGAAAGAACAGCAGATTCCAACTATTGAAGATGTGAACAAAAAGGCATTGGAGTTGGCACAATTAGCCGATGACGAACAAAAAATTACACCTATAAGAAAGAAGAAGTAATGCAAAAACACACAAAGATTTATATGGACTATTTCGGTTACGATTTAAGTGATTGGATGCCGTGTGAAATTTGTGGTTGTGGTTCTGTCGATATACATCATATCGAAGCACGTGGTATGGGTGGATCTAAATTAAAAGACAATATAGAAAACCTAATGGCACTTTGCAGAGGTCACCATATCTTTTACGGGGATAAAAAACAATACAAAGAGATGCTAAAAGAAGTGCATTTGAAATTTATGAAAAACAATTGAAAAACAACCGATGGCAGATAGATTAGACAACCTAAAAAAAGCAAGTGGATTTGATAAAAACCCTCAGAATATTAATACGCAAGGACGACCAAAAAAGATAGTTACAAAACTAAAAGAATTGGGGTATTCAAAAGACGATATCAATCAAACTTATATGAATATGTGTGCAATGAATAGGCAAGAATTAGAAGCCATTGATAAGGATAAAACTGGTCAGTACACAATCATTGAACAAATCATTGCAGGATCACTTGTAAAGTCACACGACAAAAATAGTCTTTACAACTTGGAAACTTTGGTAACACGTGTACACGGCAAACCAAAAGAGACAGTTGACAATAACATCAAAACAGACGAACCAATTACAATCACTTTAAACTTAAAGCAATGACAGAAAAAGAAGCAATCATAATTTTGACTTATTACAACGACTGGAGAATGGGTGAAAATATTGAAATGCCAAATCCGAAATTAATAACCGAAGCATTAAAAACTATTATAGAATATTATTATATCAATACAAACTTATGACAGAAACAATTTATTTAGGGAATGGATGGGAAAATCAATACGGACTAAACGTATCAATCAACATCGAAAAATTAAAACAAGCAATCTCAACGGGCAAACTTGAAGTAAACAAATACGGTGATGTCAAAATCAACGTTGGCAAATTAAAGCAGCCAAACGAAAAGTCGAAAGCTACTCACTTTGTTGCCGTACCTAAACCAAAAAATGATTTACCGTTCTAATGTCAGTTTAAACCTGAGAATTAAACTATGGAAGCAATATTAAAATTCAATCTACCGGAAGACCACACCGAATTTGAATTAGCAACAAAAGGTAATGATTGGTCACACGCAATGTGGGAACTTGACCAATGGTTAAGGTCACAAACTAAACACGCACCCGATACAATGAGTGAAGATACATTTACGGCATTTGAACAAACCCGTGATAAGTTGCACGAAATACTACAAGAAAATAGCCTAAAACTATGAAAGCATCTTGGAGACTAACAAGTGAACAAAAACCAAGTGATGAAAGAAATGTCTTGGTAACTTTTAAAAATGGTGAACAAGCGATTTGTTATTACGATACTGATGGCGACTGGGTAGAATCACATTCGGAAATAATTAAATCAGAACCATTGTATTGGATGCATATACCTTTATTACCGGGCGAATGAAGATATTAGTATTAATGGATAATAATAGTGGGGTAAGTTTTCACAGACTATTTACCCCCTATGCCAAAATGCAGCAAGACTATGATATTATTGTAGATGTTAGTCAAACCCCTACGGATTGGATAAACATAGACTACACGCAATATGATGCAGTAGTATTTAACCGGTGGTGTGGAATTTATCAATACAACGTATTTGAGGCAATATTAAAGGCAAAGTGTAAACTTATATGCGATATAGACGATTATTGGGTTATACCACGTTCAAATCCTGCATTTAAGTTCTATAAAAAAGTAATTAAAAATTGCGTAAAAGATGCAATGGCACTTGCAGATATTGTAACTTGTTCAACTGATCACTTGGCAAGTAAGGTAAAAGAGTTTAACGAAAATACAATCACATTTCCAAACGCTTTAGACTTGACTGGTAAACAATGGAATTTGCCAAAACAAAAAGGTGATAAACTTCGTGTTGGATGGGTTGGTGGTATTTCACATTTAGAAGATTTGAAATGTGTAGGAGATGCTGTAAAAAGATTCTGTGAAGACTTTGATGCTGAATTTTATATGTGTGGTTACCATTCGGATGCTACTGAGTGGCATCTATGCGAAAAAGCAATTACGGGAGTAGGGTTAGACAAACGCCCTGAATGGTTTAAAACTGTATTAGGTACACGTGCTGATTTGTACGGACAATCTTATGCGTTATTTGACTTTTGCATTGCACCATTGCGTGAAGATAATTTTAATCAGTATAAATCAGAGTTGAAAATAGTAGAAGCAGCAGCATACAAATTGCCTATTATTTGCAGTTATGTAAAACCTTATAGTTTTCATTTGTATAATCCAGGTGTTATGTTATGCAATAATACTTTTGAAAATTGGTATCAATGTTTAAAAAGTATAGTAAACCCAATAGAAGGTCGTGGACAATGGAACTATGATTATTGTGAAAAATACCATAATTTAAAAACTATAAACGAGCAAAGATATAATATGCTTGTAGAATTATGCAAATAAACTATCAAAGACCATTTTTAACGACTTATCAAGAAGCCATACTTGATGCACCTGAACGTTACACAATAACGGCAGCAGCAACAAAATGCGGCAAAACGGCAAGTCATATTATTTGGATTTTTGAACAAGCATTGCAGTTAAAAGACAATCAAAGTGTTTGGTGGATTGCACCCGTTTACCAACAAGCGGAAATTGCATTTAGACGTATGAAATCACAAGTAAGTGAAAAAGACTTCTTTATTTCAAACGAAAGTAAGTTAACATTGATACTACCAAATGGGGCAAGGATAGAATTTAAGTCAGGGGAAAAGCCCGACAACTTATATGGTGATGATGTGTACGCAGCAGTAGTAGACGAAGCCAGTCGTATGCGTGAAGAAAGTTGGTATGCACTAAGGTCAACACTTACTGCGACAAAAGGCAAGTGTAAAATGATTGGAAACGTAAAAGGTAAAAAGAATTGGTTTTACAAATTAGGTGAACGTGCAAGGTTAGGTGAACCTGATTATAAGTTTTTTAAGATAACCGCTTACGATGCTGCAAAAGAAGGCATTTTAGATATTCAAGAAATAGAACAAGCGAAAAAAGATTTACCGGAATTTGTATTTAAAGAGTTATATCTTGCAGAACCGGGAGACGACAATAGTAACCCATTTGGTTTAGACAACATTCGCAAATGTTACGCACCAATTTCCAACGGAACACCAATTGCATTTGGAATAGATTTGGCAAAATACACGGACTGGACTGTTATAACTGGCTTGGATAAAGATAATAGGGTGTGTTATACTGAGCGATTTCAAGGGGATTGGATGCAAACGAAACAAAAGATTATAAATGTAGTGGGTCGTATTCCTGCGCATATAGATGCAACGGGTGTAGGTGACCCTATCGTAGAAGATTTACAACGCATATTGCCAAATATCAAAGGTTTTAAATATACAACACAAAGCAAACAACAATTAATTGAAGGTTTGGTGATGGAAATACAACATCACACTATTTTTTTCCCCGAGGAACCATACGGATTTGAATTAGAAAATTTTGAATATGAGTACACACGTACTGGAGTAAAGTATTCCGCACCAAGTGGAATGCACGATGATGCAGTAAATAGCATTGCATTAGCAAACGATTGTAAAAAACATAATAGAAAAGGTATATTTGCATTCTCATAATGATAACAATACAACAACTACAAGAATTAAAAGAGATTGAACATTACAATCCATTAGAAAAAGCCATACACACTATTTGCATAGTTGATAAAAAAATCATTGATGATGTAGAAGAAATGACTGTCAAAGATTTGTTTGCACGATTTAATGAGATAGTCGCAGAAATCACACCACGTGAAAACTTGCGTTTTACTTTTAAATTAAAAGGTAGACGTTTCAAAATGATTCCAAACGCAACCGAGATGCAAGGTCAACACTTTATTTCTTTGCAGCAATATAGCGGTGATGAGATAGTAAATAACTTGCACAAAATAATGGCAATGCTAACTACTGAGGTCAATATATTTGGTAAACCTAAAAAAGTAAAAAATATTGCAAAGCATTTTGACGAAGTGAGTGAACTATTTTTACAGATGCCTTACGACATTGCAAACACTTACTCTCTTTTTTTTTCGCAAGTTTATCCCAAGTTATTAGAAAGTACTCAGGACTTTTTGATGGCGAAGGTGAAGGAAATGGAGTTAGAAGCAATCCAATTCAAAGCTGGTTTGAAATAGTAGATAAGATTTGCAAAGGAAGACGTGAGCAATGGGATTCTATTTTAACTATGGATTTGATTGAGTTTTTAAACACAGTCAGTTTTTACACAAGTCAATGGAACAACTTTAACAAAGAAATGAAACGAGTTACTACATTTGAAGGTGCGGTTATGTTGTACTTAACAAAAATTTAGTATATTTGTATTGTTTTTTCATATCTTTCTTTTCAACCCTCATGCAATTAACAGAGTATGGGGGTTTTTTATTTGAGGGTGCTTTTAAGGGTGCTTTTGAGGGTGCTATGTGTAATAAATAACAGAGGGGCACTAATGTCCCTCTGTGAAACAAAATGTATGGTTTTTGCTACATTAAAGACACTTTATTGAACTATTGCATGAATTTTACTACATAAGTCATACACCTTATATTGATCAATTATAAGTCAGTAAACTAATATCTATTTTATCAAAGCAACAAAAAGTAAATTTTGCTAATTTATATATGTGAGTATAACAGTAAATCAAAAACCTGATAACAATAGTCCAGCATATAATGACTTGAATTTTGTCATTAGCGAAAGCTCAGGGGCAATTTATGGCAGCCCAAACTTCAAATACATTTGCGATGTGTACAATAATAGCACACTTTTAGCACGTTTGAAAGCCCCTATTTATCCCTATAGCACAAACAAAGGGGTATTTAACATATCACGACTAATTGAAAATTTTGTGACATACGATTGGAATATCAATGATGTGTC